AGTTCAACAGATAGGCTGGCTATCGTATAAAGTGTTGAATCCCGCTGCGCTATTTTTTTTCTTCGTCTAATACCTCTACAGTATCTAAGCTGTCTATAAACTCGATACCAAATACAGGTACAGTTACGTTAGCCCTACGTAAACACTCATGCGCTAACCAATAAATCTCGGTCTGACGTTCATGCTCACGTAGGACTTTGCTAATACCTGATCCGTACTTTAACTCGAAAGCGTACTCGACACCTGGTGTTATCTTGTGCTCTGTGACTTCACCATTAGCCCTTGTTATCTTTAGCTTTGCCATTATTTCTCCTTAATTAAGGTGTTACGTCAACTACTATAACTGAGTTACATGTGAATGTAATGCTCTGTGTTGAAATGTCGCCAACAGCACCATTTAGGTCTTGGGTATTGTTAACCAAAACTGTAGTTTGATACTCTGGGTTTGTAGTGCTAATTACTGCGTTAGAACGCTTAATAACTAGTGGCACTGTAGTACCCCAGGCTGCCGCTAAGGTTGCAGTAACTGCACCTGTGCCGCTTGCTGCATCATTGTTAAGTAGGTCTAGGGTAATTGTTGATGCCTCTAGTCCTTTAACAAACTTGTGAGCTGTGTCGCCCATTGCTGTAATTTCTAATTCATCAAAACTGCGGTTAATAGTAACCCCTGTTACATATGCTGAAATGTCAACACTGTTAAGAGTAACTACCGCACCATTGGATAAAAATACGGCCATTAGTCTTGCTCCTCTTCTTTTTTGTAAGCAGGTTTTTTAACCGCTACTGGTGTGTGTGTAATCTGACCTGTCTTGGCCAGAAAGTTCTTTTCTTCTTCTGTTAATCCTTGATATGCCATTTTAACTCCAACTCGTTAGGATTGATACAGTAATTTCTGATACTAGCAAGTCGCCACTAGCTGCGTTAACTATTGCTGGTGCAGAAACGCTAGATATGTTCATTTGATAGGTTGCGGCAGCCAGTTTAGTTACTACTGCCAAAATGTAATCTTCCATACCAGCAAGGTTGCCTTGATTGTCTAATGCTGGTTTAGTAATAAGTATTCTAAAAGTTGCTAACGGATTGACACTTATTTCATCATTGTTAGATGGTGTTATGTAAGGATCGCCTGGGGTAATTACTACTGCGTTGGCGAGCAGAGTACTTGGAGGAAAACTAAATACTGACCACACGCCAGCATTGGCAAGTGTTGTCGCTAATGTGCTACGTAATGTAGTTATTGCGGCTGGCATTATCCCACCAAAGATGCAGGTGATGAATACGGCTGGATGAGGCCACGCACTCGGTTAATCAGCTGATAACCCATCCGATAAGGGCTAGCACTGACCCCATCCATACCGACCCCACCAGTCTGACTGACTTGTCTAGCTTGCCAGATATCTACGGCTACGATCATGGCCGCTTCTCGGATTGCAGGGGTGCTCGCATAAGATTGGGTTTTGTGGTCAGGGCCAGTTACTAAGCCATAAGGTGCTACTTTGTGAAATGTTTGATCACTGCCAGCTTTGGCATACTGAATAAAAGAATAACCATTAGGATAATTTACATTACCCCAGTTGTACATAAATAGTGGAATTACGCTTGTAGTACCTGTGCTTGGTGGAATAGTGCCAGTAATTGTAACTGTGCCGTTAAATGGGCTTCCGCACTGAGATACTGTAACAATTTGTGTAGCCACAAATGCGTTTGGATTAGCCAGCATTAACGTAGCGACGCCATCTTGTAATGCTGTGCCTACTACTGGTGCAGTGTTAAACCATAAGTATTGATTAATTAAATCTTCGGCTGTTTGACAGACTTCCTCAACTGTTGCATCAGAATACAAAGTACCTATACCAAGGTTTGAGCGTAACTCGGCTGTTGTTACATATGTGGCTGGCATTGTATTCCTCTCTTAAAAAGCTCCCCCAGGGCTAGGGCTACTAAACCCCAGGGGATTATTATTAAATGGTTCTTATCAGGTCTTCTTGTACTTTAGGATTCCGTTAGGCATTTTTGCAATAGTGGCCATATAACCATAAATTGCAACCTGTACTTGCAAATTGCTTACCACGTTAACAGACATAAATGCCTGTGGTGAGCGGTATACAGTAAATGCTTCTGGTGCAAGGATAATCGCTGAATCATCATCAAATGTAGTAGCTGAGAAGTTCTTGTCTACGTATAGATCAAGTCCTAGCACGTTACCACGGATAGATGTTGGATTAACTTGTCCGCCTGCGTTCATTGGCTGTAAAGCATTAAATACTGGGCGCTTTGTTGTATCTTGTGCGCCAATTAATGCACCCCATTGAGCTGGGTTAGCAATGTAGTTCTGTGCGAAGTAACCAGTGTTTGAGTAGATAGTACGTGCACCTTCAGTTGTAAATGCAACGATTCCGTCTAAATCGGCAGATGTGTTTGTGCCGTTCATACCAGCTGAAAGTAATGCATTTAGTACAGTTGTATCAATTGTCTTCAAGTATGCATACTCTAATTGCTTTGTAAGTTCTGCATAGAAGTTAGGATCTGAACGCTCTAACAATTCAACAGATAGTGTGTTCATACCTGAGTACTTAGACACTGTGCCTGTTAGATAAGCAGTTTCCATACCTGTATTTTGTACTGCGCCAGCTTCTGCTTCAACAGTTACAACTGGTGCTACACCTGTGCCGCCACCTGAAGAAGTTACCAAAGATGGTACGTTAATTGTCATACCTGATGCTGGCAGTGTGCCTTGTGAACATGCATCAATTGCTGGTGTGCCAAAGCGTGTGTTAGTTACAAACTCGCTTAGGTACTGTGTTGGGTTAAATGCTGGGTTAGTTGAAAATGAATCATCAGCTGCAGCAATGTACAGTTTAGAATCATCATTACCTAGAGCAGCCTTAATCTTGTGCTCTGTGTATGCTGCCATTGATGTAATTGGCGTACGCACAGTTGTTTGGATTAATGGTGCTGTAATTACTGGGCGAGCAGCTTCTACTGTAGGAGTAGCAGCCTCTGCCTTTGCTTCTTGTGGCGCTGTTGCTAAATCTTCCACAGGAGCCTCACTTTCTGTTGTTTGGTTTGTGTCCTCTGCTTCGTTTTCACTAGCAGCAACTTTAGTAACTTGCGCAGCTGTAAACGCTGGGCTTTCTACCAGGCTAACCTCTCTTAGTGTTGCACTGGTTACATATAAATAATCTTTTTTCTGTACAGACTTGTTTACGTCTACACCAACAGATAAACCATCAATTAATTGCTCGCCAGCAAGGATTAAAGCATCTTGACCTTGCATAGATGCACTGATCTTAAATGATGCATAGATTCCATCTTCTGCTTGGTTAAATTTTTGCATACGACCTATTGGGCGTTCTGGTGAATGTTGCATAAGCATCTTGACTTTGCCAGGATCGCCTATTTCTATTGAATTTTTAGCAAATACGACCTTGCCTACGGAAGTATTGCCAACCTCTTCAAACGGCACGATCTTGCCAGCAATAACTCTGCGCTCTGTATCGGCAGCTTCTACGTGGCTACTGAATGTAAGTTTCATCTTCTGTTTCTCTCCCGTTAGGTGTCATTTGTTCCATTTCTTTTGCTTCTTCAACATCAATTAAACCTAGATTAATCATTTTCTCTAATGCCTCTAGGCGCTTCATTGTGTCAGCTCTTAAAAACGATTCTTCTATAGCAAATTTAACTACATGGCCACGTGGGGTAATATCATCCATGCTTAAACGATCTTCAATAGCACAGATAAACGGCTGTAATGAATATGCTACAAATTCTTTGCGACCATCGATAATGTTTTGATAAGTCATGCTGTTATTCATATCTGCGCTTATGTAATATGCAGGTACGTTCATAGCACGTGCTACTTGTGTAGCCAAATACTGTTGCGCTTCGTTGTACATCATATCTTTAGGGCTAAAGCCTGTAGTTTCATAAGATAGAGTAGAAGTTAAATATGCTGTAGATCTATTTAATCGGCTTTGCTTCCATTGCGCTAATAATCCAGATACTTGTTGTTCTGGTAAATCTGCGCCAGTGTTTTTAATGTAACCACTTGGCATTGGTGTTTGTGCTGATACAGCTGCTGCTTTTTCAATATCTAAAGCGCTTTGTATTGTACGTGCAGCTGTAGTTAATACACCTTGTGTTAAGCCTTGGAATGTGATAAGTGAACCAATACCGGACATTGGTGCTTTAACGCCATCGATAAAATATTCATCGACTTCTGTGCCAAATCTATTTGTTGTAAATGTAACTCTGTTATTCGCTATCCACTCAAATCGAGATGGTCTTAAATCATCTGCATATAATTCTGTAACTCGCCAATATGCAACACCATAAAATAAAAGACTATCGACAGTCCATGATATGGTGACGGATCTTGGTTGCCGATAGTCTGGTTGATCTATCCAAAGAGGGTTCCCCAACTCCTCACCATTTGACTTTTTGTAAAGCTTCAATGGCAAGTAGGAAACTACACCAGCTATAAGATTTCTGCAACGTGAAACCGCAGGTACTTGCATAGCAAAATTACGATCTAATCCACCAGGGAAATTACCAACACCAGTCGTAAATGAACCATAGCCATAAGCTGTGTCCATAATTGCAGGGGCATATTGCGCTTGGACGTTTTCAGTTTTTTTATTTATACCCAAAGCAGACAATAGACCCATAGGCATACTTTATACCATAAAACGGACTAATGGTGCAAGTTAGACAAAGATTTGTGCTGTTTTTTGTGGCTTTGTTAATTCAGATACGACCATAGCCAAAGATATTGCAGCTGTAACATCACCAGCCGACTTACGCCTGATAATGCGCCAGCCAGCATCATTTGTTTTAGCAGCGCAGTTGTTTAGGTGCTGTACTAGGTCTGCTTGTCCAGAATGAACTATGCGGTTATTGGCTAAACTATCTGCTAGGTCTGAACATGCTTGGTAAAACGCTTGGCCGCTTACATCTTGCATACGCCATCCGCTTTGTTCTAATTTTGTGGCTATTGTTTGTGTGGCGTACTTGTCAAAACAGATTATATGTGGGTGATACTTTCTTGCCCACTCATTTATATCACTTGCCATCTTAACTTCATCTATAGCAATATCACTATGCCAAAGCTGTGCAAGTCCTACGGCTACTTTGCCATCTTTTATCTGACCCATAACCAAAGCGCCAGATCTTCTAGTTGGTGCAATATCAAAGGCCATTATAGTCTGAGGACCGACAGGGATTTCTAACGTGCTATCACTACATGCTTCAATAGATCCATAAACCCACGGGCTTTGTGTGCTATCTACCCACTGGCATAACATTTCAGTACGTGTAGCTTCTATGCTGTTTGTATTTACAGCTTCTTCTAAAGTTTCTTCTGTTACTAAATATCCTAATGCTGGATTAGCCATAGCCCAGGCTTTGCGATCATTAATTTTACAATGCTGCGGTGCTGACCATTCATAATAACCTAAAGTCGCTGGTGGGTAAGATAATGAGCGCTCTCTTAAATCGTTTAATACTGTACTAAATCCATCACCTGCGTTACTTGTCATTAATGTCATTGAGTTAGGCCTAGCACGTGTTACTGGTAATGCAGCTGTAAAAGCTTCTTCTGACCATTCACGTAGTTCATCTAAATATAAGAAATCTGCGGTCTTACCACGTGGCGCATCTCTAGTAGCTGCGGCTATCTCATACCTAGCGCCATTAAGTAAGCTAATAGATTCTTGGCCATTAGCCAGACGTATCTGCCTTACCTGATCTTTTAAGAATTGATTATCTTCTATTGTATAAGCAACGTTTCTAAATGTATCTAATGCCATATTTCGATTAGATGACATGCCCAGGACATTCTTAGAACCCCATAAAAATAAATGTGCCAATATAAGCATTCTAGCCAGGTGAGTCTTTCCCGATTGTCGACTTACAAGAATGAGTCCTGTCTTCTTGACCCACATATTGTTTTCATCTACAGACAATAGATCATCTAACACCCAGCGCTGCCAGGGTATAAGCGGCATCCCAATTTTTTCAGCTAGATCCGCTACCTCTTGTGCTTTGCTTTTAACTTTTAGTAAAGGCGTGTGGATTCTAGGCTCGGTGCTACCAATTAGCCCGACCCCTCGTTTGATCTGGCTTGATTCAGTATTAGTTTGCATCAAAGTCCAGCGTATCTGGTTTATTAAAAGGTGATTCTGGCACTGTGCTGGTGGTTTCAGGGAGAGAAGGTTTCAG